GGTCCAGCGGAAACCGGACATCATGAAATGCCAGCACGTCTGAATCTCCTTCATCCGGCATTGCGCCAACGCTGAATGCCACAAAGCCGTCCCGCGAAATCTGTGGCCAGGCCCAGACAATGGTTTCAGCAACGCCGCGCTGCATCGCGCTGCGCGCCGCTTCGGCGATCGCCGGCCAGTCGCTTGCCGCAGTCGCGGGATCCAGCACAAAACCCGCCAGATAATGTTGCCTTGTCACTGGATAGCGCAACCGGTCGGCAACCGCCTCCCTGCCACGCCGCATGCCAAACTCGTCCTCTGCGACGACGAAGCTGTAGTCCTCGAGCTGCAGCACGTCCCACTCGGGATATGCCCAACCCGCAGGCATGTTTGCCCGCCATAGATCCGGTTTTTCGGAATCGAGAACCTGCGGCGCATAAAACAGCAGATAGGACCGGAAGGCACCTGCCGTCCCGATCCGTGCCAACTCTCGCAAATCAGCTGTCGACTGGGCCAGTCGTTCCCCAAGCCAGTCCAGAAACTCTGTCTCGGTCACGGACTTCGCCCCGCGAATGTCGGCAATTTCCGGCGCCGGTTGGCCGCGTTCGAGCAACCATTGCGCAGCCGTATCAGCGTCATAAAAGCAAGGCGCGTGGTTCGGCCCCACCCACCACCAGGGCTCCCCCACTTGAAAATGCACCGGCAGACCTGCATCCTGCACCAGCGCCACAAATGCCCCCGCGATGCCTCCAAGCCATGCCATGGCCGCCTCGTTCATCGGCGAAAGCAGCGTCGAAGGCGGCATCCAGCCCGTCAGCGCCCGATTGCCTGCCAGGTCCCGTTGTGCCCACTGCGCCGGCGCGTTGGCGTCGAACAATTCATACGAAAGTGAAATGATGATCTCGGCCCCGATTGTGCCCAACTCCCGCAACAATGCACGGTGCCAGGCAACAGCCGCCGAACACAGCCCATCGGCAACTTCGAACCGGTCGCCTGCTGCAGCCACAAGGGAATAATAGTGGCTCATTCCCACATAGTGATTGACCAGCCCCCGATAGCCGAGTGCAAACCACTGCTCCACCAACCGTTCCGGTGCCTGATTGTAACTGTCGTCGTAGCCCGATGCCATCCGCAGACCATGCTCCGGCAAAAACGCATCCCCAATGGCGATCGTCGACCGCGACCCCCTGCAGGCAATCTCTCGCAGCTCCACAAAGGTCGAAACCCCGCCCGGCAACGGCGCTCCGCCAACATCATAAGCCGCTGGCGACATTGACAAGAACATTCGGTCAATGTCGCCTGTGAAAACCGCTTCGCCGTTCACTTGGAACCCTGCAGCAATCGCGTCGAAATCCAGTGCAACCCGCGCTGCCATCGGCGTACCGGAGGCATAGTTCCACAACCGCACATACCAGGTGCGCGCCAGGCCCAACGAATCGCGTCCTTCGATCGTCAGCGTTGCGCCGTTTGCCGCGTCCAGCGGCATCATCCCCGGCCCGGCCACCCATTCGAATTCCAGGGTCAAACCGCGATAATCCCGCTCGGTCACGTAAGCGAGGAGCGGATGCGACCAGCGATCCTCACTCGCCCATATCAAGCCGCCCAGGTCGCTTGCGGTGAGGAAATCCAGGTCGACCCGCAAAGCTTTCGGGCCGGCCGCCGTCACCGCCGCCATCATCGGACGCGCAAAATCGACCGTCCAGAGCCTCGGCGCAAACCGCTTCACAAATCCCGTTCGCAGCTGATCAGCGCGAGTCGCCAGATAATCCTGCACCCGTTCAGCCCCCTGCCCGAGCCAGCGCGCGCCGCACCGACTGCGCAACCTGCCGCCCCGTCCTTGCCATGAATTCCGGCCCGGCATCGCGAGGTGCCGCCACATTCACGGTCACATTCACCGCCGCGGCGCCCCGCCGCACATCCATTGCCTCAACCCTCCCGCTGGAAGTCGGAACAAAAACCTCCGGCCCCCGCTCGCCGACAAGATAGGCGCTCCCAGGCCCCACCGGCCCGCCCGTTGCCCTGCCGGGCAGTCCCAGCAGTCCCGATACCACGCCAGACAAAGCGCCCGATCCAGCGCTCGCCCCGCCTATGTCCACCTTCAATGCAGACGCCGCGATATCGGCAAGCGCCCTGGCTGCAACCTTGGCCAGATCCTCGAACTCGAATTTGCCCGATCGCGCCGCGCGCGCCAGTGCCGCCTCGATGCCGCGACCAGCCGCGGCCGCACCATCTCCAAGCGTGCCTTCCAGTGTGTCCCGCATTGCAACCACATCTCGCGCAAACGCCGTACCGTCCGCCCGCACCGCCAGCCGCACCGCTTCCAGATCGTCATCCATCAGGAAATCTTTCCGTCAATTGGCGCAGCCCATCCGCCGCCAGCGGCGGCATCGGCATTGCCTGGATTGCCAACCGCCCCTCGACCGCGATCAGAAACTCCGCCGGCGTCGCCGTCCAGAATTGCTCTGGAGTCCAGCCAAGCCGTCCCGTCGCCAGCTTCGCCGCCAGCAATGCCTGTTCGGCATAATGCGACATTTCAGCAGCCCTTGAAGATCGACAGCAAAACCGCCCGATAGGCTGGCAGAAAGGCGGATATTCCCGTCTCCAGCAGTGCCTGCTCGAAAACAGTGCGGTCCGGCCTGCCGGCATCCAGGCAATGCCACAGCAAAGCAGACATCTCGCCCAGCCGAATGTCGCCTGCCGATGCCCTGTCCAGCAGCCCGATCAGGCTTCCGGTCTCGGCCTCGGCCGCAATCAGTCGCTCGAAGCTCGGCCGCAGGCGATAATCACCAGCCAAAATCGAAAGCGCCACTTCGCCCCGCAAACCATTCGCCATCACAGGCTCTCGATCGGGCCCGAGCTTTCCAGCGCAAGAGTGTAACTTCGTTCCCCATTGAAATCCCCGGAATAGTCCAGCCGCGTCAACTGGAACGTGCCGCGCAATCGTTCGCCGCTCTCGAAGCTCACTTCAAACCGGTCCACCAACCCCGAAATTGCCCGCGCCTTCACCTGCGCCTCCGCTGCCGACCCGGTGAACACCCCTGCTCCGGCAATCGAGACTGACCGCGTGCCCCCTGTCGGCAACAGTTCCCGCCAGCCTTCCGATCCCTTGTTGGTCACCACCACAGGGTCGGTCGACAGGCTCACCTGCGTCGTGCGCAGACCAGCCACCGTCACGAAAAGCTCCGGGCTGCCGCCGTTGCTGATCTTCAGAAGAAAAGCTGCGCCACTCTCGATCGCCATTTTCAATCTCCCTGCTGCTCGATCACGCTCAATGCGCGAAATTCGATTGTTCCCTGCGTCCAGCTTTTGGCGCTCCGCTTCACCTGCGCGCGCATCAGGCGCAGATTGATCAGCCGCACCCCCGCAAAGGTCCGAGGCATCGCCATCACCGCCGCTTCCACTTCGCCCAGGATTTCCTTGGCGCCAGCAAGGTTCTCCCTGCCGTCCCACAGCGTCACCGAAAAGCGGTGCACGCGCCCCTCGCCCCCTTTGAACCCCCAGTCGCTCACACTATCCGAGCCAACGGTCAGGTACGGCGGCCGCGCGTCAGCCGGCGGTCCGTCGAACAGCTGCAATCCCCGTGCGCTCAGGTTCGCGTCGGCCGACAACGCGGCAACAAGCTGCCGCTGCAAGGCAAGGCTCGCCCGCATCCCGATTCTCCCACCAGTTCCGCAGCGCTCAGCCGCCCAGTTCTTCCGCCACCAACACCAGCAGTCGCGGATCGGTTGGATCGTCGTCGATCCCAGTCAGCCGCAAAACCACACCGCGCCACGAAAGCCGCATCCCCAAATCCACGACCAGTCCGGCCCGCAGCGTCACCCGCCATCGCCGTGCCGTCTGCCGCGTGTCACCCTCAAGAGCCGAAAGTGCGGTCCGCGAAGCCGCTTCAACCATGGCCCACCGCTCGGCCACACTCACCCAGCTTCCTGCGGCCTCGGCAGCGGGGCCGGCACCCGATAGCTGCCGCAAAAGGACGACGCGCTCGCGCAGCCGACCAGCCAGTTCCGCTTCCATGCCAAATCTCCCCTGCACACAGTCGCTCACCGCATCCGCTTCACGCGCCAAGGGCTCACCAGCCGCGCGACCGCCGGCGGCAGTCCACCTCCCTCGCCACCGTCACGGTGGGCATAGAAATGTGCCGCCGCGCGCAGAACGCCCAGTCGCACAGGCTCCGGCAACCCGTTCCAGTCATCCGCCAGGCCAGCCCGATACCGCACAATCACCTGCATCCCGTCGCACACACCGGTCAGTGCAACTTTCCCCACCCCAAAGCGTGATACCTGAAGCCGAACATCGGCAATCGGAGACGTGTCGCCAGCATCGACCAGTGCAACCGAACCCAGAGACTGCACCGGCGTCGCGCGCAACAGCACCGCTGCCTGCACGATTTCGGTGCGCTCGGTGACTTCGCGCGCAATCAACAGCCATCCAAGCCATGCTTCCACCGCTTCGGTGGCCGCCCGCAGCAGGCCCGCCAGCAGCGCGTCCTCCGTCCCGTCCTCGATCCGCAGGAAACCCTTCAGCTCTTCCAGTGGCGCCACTGCTGCCGCCTTCTCGCCAATCAGCATCAGCGTTCCTCCACCCTCAGTGCAACCGTCTGTTCATCCGCCGAACCATTGGAAAAGCGCACTCTGTTGACCACACGATACAGCTTGCCGATTGCCCCCCCCGACAGACGCACCGTGGCAAATTTCCCGTCCAGCGCATGCGTGTCCACAAGCAGGCCTGGTTCGCCAGGCGGCTGCACCAGCCATTGGCTCTCCACGATCGACACGCCCTGTGCACACGCGGAAGACCAGTCGACGCGGTAATCCAGCGTCGATCCAGGATCCTTCAGAAACATGCTCGTCCCCCCCCAGCACCTGCAATCCCATGCAGATTCCAACAACCAGCTTGCGCGAGGCCATGCAGAAGCTGAATCCTGCTCGCCAACAAAGACCAAAAGCGGGATCATGTTTCATGGAAACATCATCCCGCTTCAGCAATTTCAGACGGGCGCGCCGATCTCGACCGACCAGCTCGCGAAGTTCACCGTCCCGCCGCCGGGCAGGTTCTGTGCCGGGCAAGTCGTGACATACAACAGCCGGCTGCCAACATCGTCCAGCAGCGCCACATGATCCGCCAGTCCCTGCGCAACCACCGGAACGGCACTCTTGGCCGCAACCAGAATCTGCCGCCCCTGCCCGATGCCCGCCTGCAACGAAAAATCCGCCAGCGAAATCGCCGTCTCCGCCAGCCGCCCGGCCAGCGCCGCCGCATAGTCCGCTGGCTGTCCAGTCGTCGCCACCATCCGGTTTGCCCCCGAAATCACCTGCAGGGCCCCGTCAAGCACCGCATTCGCAACCCATTTCGCCATGGTCAGATCTCCCGCTGCTCAAAAAATTCATTGCCCACAAAATCATCGGTCGCGATTCCAGGTCCGCACCAGTCCCACCCGCACGACGCGCGCGTCGAAGGCCACTCCCACCACCCGGCCCATCGGCGCCAGCTCAAGAGAGCCGCCTGCCTCACTCGCAAGCACGGCATCGCCGGACGCGATCAGATGGCGGGATGCCAACGCCGCCAGCACACCTCGCCATTGCACCGAACCATCCGAACCGGTTACCGCATGTCCGGCTGCCTGCGGCGCCAAGCCGACCGGCGCCAACACCGCCACCTCCGACCCCGCCGCCCAACTGCTCCCCCGCAAACTCCCGTCGCGGTTCACATCGATGCACCCCGTCGCCGCCTGCCCGATCAACGGAGACCCCGCAGCAGGCCGATAGTCGCCGAGGCCCGCATTCGTGCCGTAAACGGAGCGGTCCGAGGTAAAGGCAGGCCAGGCAAGGTTGCCGGAACCGGCAAAGTTGTTCGTCGGGTTCAGCTTGAACCGCAAGCCCCTCCCATCGGGCACCGCGCCCGTGCTGGCACCACCCGGAAGACGCCAGCCGTCCACATTGCCCTCACTCAATCCGCCAAAGAGGAACTGCCAGCCCTTCGTGAGGTGACTGCGGAAGCCCTGGTTGGCCCCGCCACCGCGAAGAGCGAGCACAAAAGCGTCATTGAACGCGTCATGCTTGGAAGCATTCCGGTCGCTGTAGTTGTTGGCGTGCCGGCAAGACCGGATGACGCATTCGACAGTCGTCGTATGCGCCAGCGTCGAACACAGCGGATCGTTGTAAAGCTGGTTGATCCGGTCGCCGACGAAGGTGTTCCCTTCAATCACCCACCCGATCGCCGCCTCTTGCGTGCCAGCAGGCGTCCGCTGTTCGCCAAACTGCCACACCGGCCCCGTGCCAACCGAGTATTTCTCGGAAAGGTTGTTCACCATCACCATGCGCCGGATGGTCTGAAACCCACCCGTCAGGAACCGATCGAACACGCAAAAGCTATTCGTCGACCGCGCGCCGCGATAGTCATTGCCCCAGAGGAAGCGGTCGTTCGCCTGATCCTCGGTCAACGCCACCGCCGCCGGGAATGCGCCAATCGGCACCGTCCCGCCCGTCGGCATGGTCGCATCCGTCGCCAGCACAAAGCGGTTGCCCACCATCACCAGCGCCGAAGCCGAGCGGGAATGCGCGCAAGACCGCAGAATACCAAACACTTGATTGCTGCCGTTGTAGCCAGCGCCCGATGCAGTCCACTGCCCGTTGAACGCCAGCATGTTCCAGCGATTGCTGGTCGCCGAAGAGTTCCAGAACGCGCCCGAAGTTGTTTCAAACCCGGCCTTGCCCCGACACACATGGCCCTGCCCCAGCAGCTTCAGGCCCGCCATGCCGATGCCAACTTGCCCACCCTCGAAGGCCACCGCCCCCAGCTTCCACAACCGCCCGGCAGGCGATGTCACCGCAGCCGCCGGCGTGCGCATGATCACATTGGCCGCCGCGCTGCCGTCAACTTCCATCCATGTTTCAGTCGTGCTCGAACCAGACAGCGCAGTCACCGTGGTCGACGGAATATGCACCCCGTCCTCCAGCCAGATGATGAACCCGTCCATCATCACGGTCCGCGCCGCTTCACCATTGGCAGCAGCTGCCCCGCGCGCCAGTCGCACGCAGGCCGAGTTCGC